GACCCCGGTTGCGACATCGAATCGCGCGAAAAAAAGCCGCTGGATGAATCAGCTGCTCAGCCAGGGCATGGTGCCCATGTTCCTGCTTCTGCCTGCCGTGAATCTGCCCAAGCGCCTGGATATTCGGAAGCCCGCCGAACAAGCCGCCGCGCGCATCCCAGGCCGCTTTGTCGCCGAATGGGATAAGGAGGTCCGCGCCAATGTCCGCACGTGAAACGGCCATCGCCGCGCTGGTGGCGCAGATTACCGCATCCGCCGCCGCGCGGCCCGCGCCGAAGCCTGTTGTGCTGCGGAATGAACCCTACCCGCAAAGCTTGCCCGCTGGCGGCCTGGTGGTGGTGCGGGATGGGGAAGTGGTGACTTCTGAAGCCATCATGTCACCGCTGCGCTACCACATCGAACATGCCGCCGAAGTGGAAGTGGTTGTGGCCGGCAATACCGCCGCCGCCCGCGCTGCGGCGATTGATGCTTTGCTGGTGGCTTTGTCCGCTGGCGTGTCCGCAAATCGCACGCTGGGCGGTGCGGTGGAGTTTGCTGAGGTCGGCACCGCCGATCTGGAAGACATTGAATTTGAAGGCGCCGCCGCGCTCCGTGCCGCGCGCTTTTCCGTAACCCTGCAATTCACCGCGGCCGAAACGCCGCTTTCCTGACCGGAAGGATACTGCCATGCCGCGTGCCATTGGCGCCAATGGGCGCATTAACATGATCAAGGAAACCACCTTTGGCACCGCGCCTGGTGGCAACTGGCTGCGCATGCCGTTCATGTCTCTTGACCTGAGCGCGGAACAGCCCCTGATCCAGTCTGACGTGCTGGCGGCGGGCAATAACCGCGACGCAGCCGCGCCCTTCCAGGACATTATCACGGTGCAAGGCAATGCCGTGGTGCCGATTGACGTGATCAATATCGGTCACTGGCTGCGCATGCTGTTTGGCGCGCCGGTCACCACGGGCAGCAACCCGAACTTCATTCACACCTTTGCTTCCGGTGCGGCCACGCTGCCTTCGCAGGCTATCGAAATTGCGCATCCTGATGTGCCTTCCTTCGAAGTCTGCGTGGGCGCGCGCGCGGGCAGCCTGGATATTGATTTCAGCCCAACCGGCGCGGCCCAGGCGACTATTGGCTTGATGGCACAGGGCAGCAGCCGCGCGGTAACCACTGCCGCCGGCACGCCGACCAGCGCGGCCTATACGCGCTTCAGCAAGCACCAGGGCAGCATCAGCCGGGGTGGTTCGGCCCTGGCGCAGGTGACTGGCGCGCGGCTGAATTTTAACAACAACATGGAAATGGTCCGCACCATTCGCGCGGATCGCAAGCTGGAAGGTATTGACCCCGGCGTTTCGCTTATTACCGGCCAGGTCACCACGCGCTTTGAAAGTACCACGCTGCTGACGCAAGCCGATACCGGCGCAAGCGCTGAATTCGCCTTCGCCTACACGATTGACGCAAACACCAGCCTAACCTTCACCGTGCATGAAGCGTATTTGTCGCTGGCCAAGACGCCGATCACCGGCCCATCTGGGGTGGAAGCCACGTTTGACTTCCGTGCGGCCTTCAACGCCACGGCTACCCGCGCCATGACGGTGGTGCTGCGCAACAACCAGGCCGGCACTGTCTATGCTTAAACTGGACCTGCCGGTTGAACCCTTCTGGGCTGATCTGCCGCATGGTGTGCGGGTGCGGATCAAGCCCGTCACCACGGCTATTGTCTCCGCCGCGCAGCACCGCGCCGCGCGGCTGGGGCGGGAGGCGGCAGAAGCCGCCGGCGGCGAATTGGACCCCGACATCAGCCGGGGCCTGGCCTTCGTGCTGATGGCGAAGGCCTTGGCGCGTTTTGCCATTGAGGAATGGCAGGGTGTGGCTGGCCCGGATGATGCGCCCCTGCCTCTGACCGGCGATGCGGCGGAACGGCTGATGGATATTGAAGCCATGGCCAGCGCCTTTTGGGATGCGGCGCTTCGCCCGATCCAGGTAGTGAGTGCTGAGGGAAACGGCTAAGGGCCCGCGCCGAATGGCACTTCGGCGCCGGTCCCGCATACTGCAAAGGCTGCGCCGCACTCGAAAAAAGCTGCGGCGACAAGTGTCCCTATGAAGCGAATTCGCCAGAATCGGCGGAAGGCTTCACCGCCTGGCATGCCGCCATGGGCTGCGTGCAGGCAGATATGAACGGGCTTTCTTTGGATATTTCTGCCGCCTTGGCGCTGATGCGTGAAGGCGGTGTTTCAGGTTGGCCGGCAGCACAGATGCTGGTCGCGATCCGCACCGGCATGGCGCAGGCCAGCAATGAGAAGGAGGCAACCGATGGCGCAAGCACAGCATAGGGTTGCGATCCGCCTTGGTATGGATGGCGCGCTGGAAGTCAAGCAGGGCCTGCGTGATGTGGGTGAAGCTGGCAGCCGCGAAATGGGCAAGCTGGCCCAGGGCGCGCAAGTGGCGCAGCGGGCGTTTTCGCTGCTTGGGCCGGTGTTGGCGGGGATTTCGGTTGGCGCGCTAACAGCCTTTACCAAGAACGCTATTGATGCGGTTGGTGGCCTGGGCGAATTGGCGGACCAGCTTGGCGTTTCCACGGATGCACTGCAGGCGTTAAGCCTTGCTTCCACCCAGGCTGGCATCAGCGGTGAAGAATTGCAGCGCGGCCTGGCTGCGCTCACGCGCAAGATTGCCGATGCTGCAACGGGTGAGCAGGCGGCGGAACAAGCTTTCGCGCGGTTGGGCATTGCTTTCCGCAATACTGAAGGCCAAGCGCGCCCGACTGAAGCCGTGCTGGTGGATATTGCCGAAAGGCTGCGCGAGGTTGAAAGCCCGGCTGAGCGCGCGGCAGTGGTCACTTCCATGTTTGGGGACCGCATTGGGCAGAAGCTGATCCCGATGCTGTCGCAGGGCCGCGAAGGTTTGGTGGCCATGACGGCTGAGGCAATTCGCTTCGGCACCATTGCCAGCCCTGAACTGATTGCAAAAGCCGATGAGGCTGCGGATAAGGTAGCTGCGCTGAGTGCCAGCTTCTCCGCTTTTGCCAATAATATGGTTGCCAATGTGGCGCCGGCCATTGTTTCCGTGATTGATGGTTTGAACCGCCTGATTTTTGGGTTGAATACGGCTGAGCGGCGCGCGCAGTTGGATTTGCAGATCAGCGCGGCGCAAAGCCGCATTGAACAACTGCAGCAAGGCAGCACGGGCATTTCGCCTGGCCGCCGTGGTTCCATCCGTTCGGGGTTGGTGGGCACGGCGCAGGGCCAAACCGGCGAAACGCCGGAAAGCCTGCTTTCCCAGGAAAGGCTGCGCCTTGAGGAATTGCAGCGCGAAATGGGCGCGCTCAATCAGCGTGAACAAGAACTGCGCCAGCAGGCGGAACGTATCCTTAATCCCCCCGGCGGCACCGCAGGCGCCTTGCCTGCCACCACAGTCACCGCCCCGCGCGGCGGCGCGGCCCCGCGTGCGGCTGCGGCAAGCCGAGACCCCTTCGCGGAAACCCTGCGCGAACAGCAATCCCTGCTGCGCGCGAATGAAACCGCGTTTGAACGCTATCAGCGCCAGCGTGAAGAATTGGCGGCGCTGCAAGAACGCCTGAATGAAGCCGAAGCCCGGGGCGTAGAAATCAATGGCGTGCGGGTGCGCGCTCTTTCCACGGAAGAACTCACTCGCGCGACACAGCGCTTCGCGAATGAATTGGAACGCGCGGAAAAGCAAACCGAACGCACAGACCGCATGGGCGTGCAGATGGGCATGTCCTTCAGCAGTGCCTTTGAAGATGCGATCCTGGATGGCAAGAAATTTGGCGAAGTTTTGCAATCCCTGGAACGGGACATCGCGCGCATCATCCTGCGCACGGCGGTGACCGGCCCGGCTGGCGAAGCCATTTCTGGTGCGGTTTCTGGTGGCATGAAATCGCTGATGGGCAATTTCAGTTTCTCGGCGGCTGGTAACGCACAAGGCGTTCCAGTCTATTCATCCGCATCTTCGGTTGGGCCGTTCCTACCCTCCGCCAATGGCAACGCCTTCTGGGGCGGCAACGTGATCCCCTTCGCCAATGGCGGCGTTGTATCCTCCCCCACCATGTTCCCCATGGCGCGCGGCATGGGCCTGATGGGTGAAGCCGGGCCGGAAGCCATCATGCCTTTGCAGCGCGGCGCGGATGGCAAGCTTGGCGTGCGCGCGGGTGGTGGCGGGCAGGGTGGCGTGGTGATCAACCAGACCATCACGATTGATGCGCGCGGCGCGGACCCGGCCGTTGATCAGAAAATCCGCGCGGCCATGCTGATGGCAACCAAGCAAGCGCAGGCTGAAATGCTGGATGCGGTGAACCGTGGCGGTAATGCCGCCAAGGTCATGGGGCGCCGCTGATGCCTGTGCTGACCTTCCCCACCATCCGCCGCCCATCTGAAGCGGCTGAAAAGCTGATCGGCCTGACGCAGACGCATGAAAGCCCCTTCGATGGCACCATGCAAACGCTGGAAATGCCGGGCGCGCGCTGGGAATTCACAGTCACCTGGCAAACCCTTTCGCCGGATGATCGGCGCGAGTTATCGGCCTTTCTGGCGCGGCTGCGTGGCCGGGCCGGGCGTTTTACCTATGGGCCCATCTGGTCGCCCCGCCGCGCTACGGGTGGCGGTGTGCCGGTAATCAACGGCGCCGGGCAATCCGGCGAAGTGCTTTCCACCAGCGGCTGGACTGCGAATGCCCAGGCTATGCGCGCAGGTGATTGGCTTTCCTATGTGGATTTGGGCGGCAGGCAGCGCCTGCACCAGGTGGTGGCGGATGCCTCGGCCAATCCTTCTGGCGTTGCGGCGCTCACGATCAGCCCGCCCATTCGTCGCGCGGGCAGCAATGGCGCAGCGGTGGAAATCGCTGCACCCATCGGCGCTTTCATGCTGCCACAGGATGAAGCGCCCGGCCTGAATATCCGCCCGCCCAGCTTTGGCCAGGTGACCATCACCATGCGGGAGGCCTTGGTATGACCCGCGGGCTTTCGGGCGCCCAGCAGGCCGCCGCGGCGGCTGAGCATGTGGCGCGCACTGTGGCGGTTGAATTGGATTTCCCGGATGGCTTCGCGCGCTTTCATGGCGGGCATGACAGCATAACGATTGGCGGCGCCGAATTCCTGGGCGTGGGCCAGCTTGGCAGCATTAGCGTCGCGGAAGAAAGCGCGGAATTGCGCGCCTATGGCCTTGTGGTGAAGCTTTCCGGCGTGCCGCGTGATGCGGTGGCCTATGCGCTGGGCCAAGCCTATCAGGGCCGCAAGGGCACGGTTTGGGAAGTGCAGCTTGACCCCGCCACCTTCCAAGTGATCGGCACGCCTTTGGTGGTGTTTCGGGGCCGGATGGACCAGCTTGATATTTCCCTTGGCGCCCAGGCCAGTGTGACCTGCCGGCTGGAAAACCGGCTGGCGGATTGGGACCGCCCCCGCATTCAGCGCTTCACAGATGATGAACAGCGCCGGCGCAATCCCGCCGATGGTAGCTTTCGGTTTCTGTCCGCCACCACGGAAAAAGAAATCATCTGGCCCGCGCGGAGCTTCACGGGATGATCCGCACCACCCGCTTGCCCGATTGGCCGGAAAGGCTGGCTGCCTTCATTGAAGCGCGGCGCGATATCCCTTTCGATTGGGCTGTGAATGATTGTTGCGTGCTGGCGGCTGATGCGGTGCTGGCCATGACCGGACGGGACTTTCTGGCGGATTACCGTGGCCGCTACGTGACTGAAGCGCAGGCGGAAGCGCTGATGGGCGAAGGTGGCATCACTGCCTTCCTGCCGCGCGTGATGGCAGCCTTCGGTGCGCAGGAAGTGCCGCCGGCCGGCGCGCAGCGCGGCGATGTGGCGCTGATCGGGCTTGAGAATCAGTTGGTGTGCGGTGTGGTGACTGGCCCGCACATCGCAGCCCCTGGCGCGCGCGGCCTGGCCTTCGTGCCGCTGCGCCGCGCTACCCTGGCTTGGGGGGTTTAGGCCATGCCGATGGTGGTGGTTGCGGTTGTCGCGGCGGTTGCGACCGCTGGTGTGACTGCCGCAGTGACGGGCGCTGTTGTCGCTGGCATAACGATTGGAATCGTCGGCGCCACCATGATTGGCGCTTTGGCCGGCGCGGTTGTCGCTTATGCTGGTGCGCAGCTTGTGCAAAGCATTACGGGGAAGCCGAAGTCTCGGGATGCGGGCGGTACTGCGGCAGAAGCGCAGGACGCCAAGCGCCTAGTGCGTGGTAGTGCGGAAGCCCGCCGCATGATCTATGGCCGCGCCCGCGTATCCGGCCCGCTGATCTACGCAGCTTCCTATGGCGAACAGAAGGAATGGATACTGCTGGTGATCCCGCTGGCGGATCATGCCTGCCAAAGCATTGATGCTGTCTGGCTTGGTGAAACGCGCATCGCGGCCGCGGAGATTGACGGGAATGGCTTGGTGGTTGGGGGGCGCTTCACCAACAGCGTGTATGTCAGGCGCTACCTTGGCACGCAGACCAGCGCCGATGCTGACCTGGTGGCCAATAGCCCTGATGGCTGGGCCGCCGCCGATAGACTGACGGGCGTAACCTATATCTATTTGCGCATGCGCTTTAATGCCGATCTGTTCCCCTACGGCATTCCCAACATCAGCGCTGAGGTCACCGGCAAAAGCGCCATCCTGGACCCGCGCACCAGCACCACGGCTTACGCGAATAATTGGGCGCTTTGCATTCTGGACTATCTGAAAGCCGAATACGGCCTGGCCGCGACGGATGATGAAATTGACCTGCCAAGCTTCATCGCTGCGGCCAACCTTGCCGATGAAGCGGTCCCGCTGAACCAGGCCGGCACGGAAACGCAAAAGCGCTACACGCTGGATGGTAGCTTCACGCTTGATGAAGCGCCGATCGACATCATCGAAAAAATGCTGGCGCCCGGCGGCGGCGCTCTGGTTTATGTGGCGGGCAAATATCGCATTTATGGCGGGGCCTATAACGCGCCGGCCATCACGCTGACGCCTTCTGACATGGCTGGTGATTTCGAAGTCACCACCAAGCCCCCGCGGCGCGACCTGTTCAATTCCGTGCGCGGGAATTTCATTGACCCCGGGCGCTACTGGCAGTCTTCCGAATTCCCGCCCCAGCAAGCGGCGGCGCTGATCACGGAAGATGGCGAAGAAATCTGGCGGGAGATTGATCTGCCCTTCGTGCTGGACGCCACGCGCGCGCAGCGTATCGCGAAGCAGCTTCTGCTGCGGGCACGTCAATCCATCATGTTCAAGGGCTATGCCAGCCTTGACCTGACTGTCTGGCAGGTGGTGGCACTGACCATCCCCGATCTGGGCTGGGTGGCCAAGCCCTTTCGCATCATGTCTTGGTCCTTCAGCCCGGAAAGCGGCTTGATCAGCCTGATCATGCAGGAAGAACAGGCAGCATCCTATGCTTGGGCCTGGGACGCTGCCGCGAATACGCCTGAAGTGGCGGACACCACGCTGATCAGCCCGTTCAATGTGCCTGCGCCCAAAGGCCTTGCGGCCACTGAAAGCCTTTACGTCACGCGCGATGGTGCCGGCGTGCGAACTGCTGTTGCGCTGGATTTTCTGCCACCAGAAAATCCTTTCATCCGCGAATACCAGGTGCAATATGCGCCCGAAGGCGGCACTGATTGGCAGTCTGTCCCGGGCGCTTTGGCCCCCCCGGCGCAGGTGCTGGATTTGACAAGCGGCACCTATGATTTCCGGGTGCGCGCTGCCACGGCAACGGCGGAAGGGCAATGGGCATATCTGCGCTTTCCTGTAGGTGGGTTGGCCGCTCAGCCCCCTGGTGCGGTCACTGGCCTGAATCTGCAATCGATCGGCGGCTTTGCGTGGCTTGGTTGGGATCGGCACCCCGAAATTGATGTGCGCGTAGGTGGCAGGTTTGAAATTCGCCATACGCCCAGCGTCAGCAGCCCCACCTGGGCCGGTTCCACCAGCCTGGGCCCTGCATTGAATGGGGAGGCTACCTTCGCCCCGGTGCCGCTGCGCGCTGGCACTTACTTCATCCGTGCCGTTGATGCGGGTGGCGTATATGGTGCGGCGGCTTCCATCCAGTCAGTACAGGCAACGGCGCTGCCTTTTGCGAATGTCAGCAGCATTCAGGAAGACGCGGGCTTCACCGGCGCCAAGACAAACGTACTGGCATCGGCTGGTGTGCTGAAGCTGGATAGTAGCACGCAGTGGGATTCGGTGGCGTCAGTGGATGCTATCGCGGATGTTGATGGCCTTGGACTTATCAGCGCCACTGGCACTTATGCCTTCGCCGGCGGCATAGACCTGACCACAGTAAAGCCCATACGCCTAAGCACGCACCTGCTGGCTAGCGTGGCAGCCTTCGGTACAAATATCGACCAGCGCGTTTCGGATGTGGATGACTGGCTTTCCGTAGATGGCGTGTTTGGTGGCGAAGCGGACGCCTGGGTTGAAGTGCGCCGCACTGATGATAACCCCGCGGGTTCGCCCACCTGGTCCGGCTGGCAGCGCCTGGATCAGTCTGAATTCAGGGCGCGTGCTTTTCAGTTCCGCTGCCAGCTTCGTTCCTATCAACCTGAATTCAACATCGAAGTCACGCAGCTTCGCGTGGCTGCGGATGAGGTGATCTGATGTCACAGCATGACTTAATTCTTGATAATGGCTCGGGCGCGGCGTTCCGGGCGGATGCAAATAATGCCCTGGCTGCGCTGGGCAGTTCCATGAAGGGGCCAAGCGCGCCACCTGCGCCCTTGGCCGGCATGGTCTGGGTTGATGATGATACGCCCAGCGCCACGGTCTGGACGGTCAAGCAATATGATGGCGCTGATTGGATTGAATTGGGCCGGCTGGACATCACGGCGAATATCTACATTCCAAGCGAGGGCGTGATTGCCTGGGTGGATGTGGTTACTGCCGCCACGGTGGATTTGGGGGCGCAGGCTTCGCGTAGTTTGCGCCTTACCGGCACTGCCACGATCAGCAGCTTTGGCACGGCAACAAGCGGTGTGCGTAAGCGTCTTCGCATCGCGAATGGCCTCACCATCACGCATAACGCCACCAGCCTGATCTGCCCAGGTGCCGCGAACCTGGCCCTTGGTGTTGGGGATATTGCGGATGTGGAAAGCCTTGGTTCCGGCAATTGGGTGGTGACGGCGGTTCAGCCGGCCACGACTGCGGGTATGCGAACTTTGGCAGGCGCAGCCCCGCTGCCGCAAGCGGCGGCGGGCGCTGGACTGTGGGATAAGGTCGATACCTCGGCGTCTGTCGGCAACGGCTACACCCTGCCTGCGGGCGGCACCTATGCCTACTTCATGTTCCGCGTCAACAGTTCTACTGGCGGGGTTCCTGGCGGCGCCAATATGGCGGCAGGCGTCGCTGCTGGCGGGACAACAATTTTAGCTGGGTTGGCCTCGCATTTCATATATGGCTTTGCGTGGAGGATTGCCTGATGTGGACTATTAAGCACCGCCGCCCCGACGGCACTTTCGTTATCCGTATGGCAACCACTGGTTGGGATTATCACGTCACCGCCGACGATCCGTTGTTCCCTGCCGTCGCCGCCGCTGCGGAAGGTGTGGGCCTGCCGCCTGAGCCGTCGCCGCAGCCGCCGCCGGATCAGCCGATCGTCCTGACCAACCGCCAGCTTTTCGCGGCGCTTGCGCTGACCGGCTTCATTACAGAAGCCGAGGCGCTTGCCGCAGGCCGCACGGGCGCGGTGCCTGGGCTGGTGGACGCGGTTTTCGCATCACTGCCGGCGCAAGATGCCTTCCTGGCGCGCCTCACCTGGGCGACCATGCGTGACGTGCCGCGCAACCATCCGCTGATCGGTGCCATGATTGCCGCCAACCTTGCCACAAGCGAACAGGTGGACGGGATTTTCGCGCTCGGGGCTTCTCTGCCGTGAGCAAATGGCGCGACGTGCTGCGCCTGATCTTGGCTGAATTGAACACGCCAAGCGCGCAGCGCGACCAGTGGTTTGCTTGGGCGGCAGGGCAGGTGGCCCATGCCATGATCGGCGCGGTACTGGCTGGAGCGATGCTGTTCTTCCTGCCGCCGATCTGGGCCTTCCTGTCCGCCGCGCTGGGCTATGCGGCGTTGAAGGAACTGCCTGACTTTCTGCAAGCCCGCACCTGGGCCAATGCGCGCGATTGCACGCAAGATGCGCTTTTCGTCACCGCCGGCGCAGCGCTGGCCGTGTCCATCGCGGGCGCGCATGAGCGACTGTTTTTGGTTGCACTGATCGCAGCGGCCATTGGCCTTTGGTTGGGCGTTTCCGCGCGGCTCAAGCCGCCAATCTAATCCTGTATCCGTAAGGAATTCCATCATGTCTGACGATTCGATTGGCTTCATCGCCAAGGTGGCGGCGGCGGCGGCTGGCATGGGTGCGGTTGTGCGCGTGGCCTTCGCCGCGCAGGGCGGCGCGCGTGGCTGGCGGCTGGTGATTGAAGCCTTTGTGGGCGCGGCGCTTGGCGTTATCGCCGCCGCGGCTGCGGTGTGGCTTGACCCGGCCTTGAAGGCAGATTCCTGGGCGATTTTCATCACCGCCGGCGCGGCTGGCCTGGCTGGTGCCATGGGCACGCGCGGGCTCGACCTACTCACTTCTTATCTCGAACGGCACCCGAAAGGTAAATAATCCATGGCAAACGCACTCTACCCGAAATTCAAGGAACAAGCGCTGCAGGGCGGCGTGAACCTTTCCAGCGGCAACATCAAGGCCGTGCTGGTTGATCTGGCGGATTATACCTATTCCGCCGCGCATGAATTCCTGTCTGACGTGGCGGCAGGCGGCCGCGTGGCGACCAGTGGCAACCTTGCCAGCAAAACCTTTACCAATGGGGTTTTTGACAGCGCTGATCCTTCCTTCACGGCGGTGACGGGCGATGTTTCGGAAGCGCTGATCCTGTTCATTGATACGGGCACGCCCAGCACTTCGCGGTTGATTGGTTTTTACGATACGGGCGTTTCTGGCCTGCCTGTCACGCCGAATGGCGGGGACATCAATATCAATGTCAATGCGTCTGGCTGGTTCGCGCTGTAGCCATGCGTGAAATTTTTACAACACTGCGCCGGATGTCCTGGTCGCCTTGGCGCGCAAGGCGGGGTTATGGGGGTGTGAGATGACCTTACTGAGCGAGCGCCTGCAACAGCCTGACATGACGGCGCTTTCCGATGCGCAGGCGGCGAATGCGCTGAATGCGCCGGACCCGTCTTTGCCGCCCGTGATGGTCGCCTTCTCATGCCGCGAAATTGCCGAGCCTGCCGTGCTGAGCGGAGAGCTTGGCATGCTTCGCATAGTGGCTGAGCGGCGGCATATCCCGGCGGATGTTTCGCCAACCGGCCAAGACATTTCTATTCCGACCCAAGGCTTGATTGTGATTGAGACTATGCTGGACGCGGTGGGCCGCGATTTGAGGGTTGACCCCGCGAACACAAGTGGGGAGGTCGAGGCGATGCTGGGCGGCATTGAAGCGATGGGCCTGCTTTCACCAGCAACGAAAGCGGCTATCCTTTCCAAAACCATTCGTGCGCCGTCTTGGGCAGAAGCAAACGGCTTGACGGTGGACGCATTCGCGGTTGCCGCCGCGCGGGCGGGGGCGCAGGCTGTGACCGTGCTGGAATGGATCAGCAATGGTTCTGCGCCAGGTGGGGGCGTGCATGAACAGGTCCGCCTTCAATTGGCCAATGGGTCTGAGGTCGCGCCGATCTTCAATTTGCCAATGGCCGGCAATGCCACGCTACGCGCGGCTGCCTTGAACGTATGGTTGAGCAACAATGCCCACATACTTCATTGATCCCATCGGCGGGAACGACGCCAATGATGGCCTTTCCTTTGCCACCCGCTGGCGCACGATCAACGGCGGGCCAACGGCGGCGCGGATGGCACCTGGAGATGAGCTGCGTTTTATTGAAAGCCCCGACCCGACCCTGATCGGCAACTGCACTTGGACCACCGGGGCAAGCGCGCGGTCAATCACGGTTCCGGCTGGCATCGTCAAGCTGATCGACGCGCTGGCGGTGAGCCCGGGCTGGGTCGCGGCTGCTAACGTCACGGTTAATTCGGTCGGCAGCCGGATCATCGGCGCGGGGGCGATCTCCATTATCGTTGGCGCGGCTTTTACCACCGGCAAACTTGCGCATAAGCCGCTGACGATGGACCTGAGCGCGTTTCAGCAGGTCAACGTTTGGTTTCGGACAACGGTTGCGCTGACGGCGGGAACTGTGTTTCTGGACCTGTGCTCGGACGCGACCGGCGACGTTCCGATTGTCTCAATACCGTTTGCGGACGCCGCAGGCAGCGCATGGTTTGCGGGCCTGATCGCCCATACCGGCAGCATCGGCACGATCAATTCCATTGCCCTGCGCGCCACGGCAGACCCCGGCACTCCGACCATTTCGATCAACTGCCTGTGGGCATCCAAGGCCCGCGGCAGTGCCGATGAGATCACGCTGGCCACCATGGTCAGCAAAACCGCCTACACCACGGCGCCCCCGCTGCGCGGCGCTGGCACCGGCGATGAACCGCTGTTTGGTGTGATGGGTGTCACGTCGGACACAGTTGTTGTCCTGAACCGATCCGGCACCCAAGACAACGGTGCTGATTCCAGTGGCCGGGGATATGACGGTGCGGCGGGGACGGTGGCCACCTATGCCCACCAGTGTTTCCCGTTTACCGAACCCCGTATCTGGTCGCCCAACGAGGCCGGGACCGCCGCAGGTCAAACCGTCTGGACGGGCGGCTGGTCGGCAGCGGACATGGCGACACGAACGGGCATGACGCGGTACATGCTGTCGTCCCGCACCTATTCGGCGGGCGGGTTTGGGTTTCACACGTTCCTGAACTTCGTCATGAACACGTCGCTCAGCGGGAACACTTTGCCCGGCAGTGACGGGTGCCGCGTGGAGAACTGCTTGCTGAACTCCTGCGGCTTTGCAGGCAACGGCTTCGCCCAAAGCGGTCTCAGTGCTGCCAATGTTTGTTATTCTGCGGGCAGCAACTTTTCGCTCGGCGGAGCGAACCAGCCGAACGGTAGCTTTTTAGAAAACATCTACGCCTACTTATCGGCTATGACTTATTCCGGGGGCCGTAATTTTGTGCGGGGCATCACCATTCGAAATGCCGGGGGCTATGGCCTCAACCTGAACGGCAATCCCGGAAACGATTCCATCTGTATTGACGACCTAGTGACGCTCAACAATCAGAACGGCGGGATATTCGCCCAACAAGGGGTTAGCGCGCGTCTCAGGAATGCAAGCTTGGGAGAGGCAAGCGACATCTTCTTTGTCTCAAACGGCAATGACGGGCTGGTTTCGGTCGAAAGCCTAGGCAAGACTGCGGGCAATGACACGCTGCGCCACACTTATGGTCGGGCGACCCGGCAGACCGCAGTGGTGAATACGCAAGCTTCTTCCTGGCGCGTACAAGTCACAAGCAGCAATGCCGTGGCCCGTGGCCCGCTGCGCCTGCCGCTTGGGCAATTTGAGATCACGCGCGGGGTGACGACATCCATTGCCATTCGGATGCGCCGCGACAATACGGGCCTTTCGCTTGGCCTGTCCTACCTGCCAACCGAAGGCTTGCCTGGGATCACGACTGAGCAACGCGCGCTTATGACGGCGGCTGCAAACACGTGGGAGACGGTGACCCTTACGCTTTCCCCCACCGGCAGCGGGACGCAGATTGTCAGCCTTGATGTGATCGCCTGGGGCGGCACGACTTTTAACGGGTACTTCGAAGCCATCACGGTGACGTGATGACGCTGAATGTCCAGCAAAGCTACGGCGGTCGGGTTTTTGTTTCGACGCTGACCGGGACGCTCGCGGCCCAAAAGGGCTATGGCGGGCGGGTAGCGATTTGGTCGCCTGTGGCGGCGGGCGGCGGTGCTCAATCGCTGGCGCTTCCGTTCCTGGCGTCCGGCGCTGTGCTTTATGCGCCATCCGTTAGCTTAACGGGTGGCGGTGCGCAATCGCTGGCCTTGCCCTTCCTGGCATCCAGCGGCGTGCTTTATGCGCCATTGGTCGCGCCTGGTGCGGTTGCGGTTGGATTGCCCTCCCTGGCGTCTGGCGCCGCGCTTTACCCGCCATTGGTCGCGCCCGGCGCGGTTGCGCTTGGCCTGCCCTTTCTGGCTTCTGGTAATGTGCTCCACGCGCCGGTGGTCAGTTTGGCGGGGGGCGGTGCGCAATCGCTGGTCCTTCCCTTCTTGGCTTCTGGCGCTGCGCTGTTCGGGCCATCGCTCGCGCTGGGGCCGGTTACGCTTGGCCTGCCGTTCCTGGCTTCAGGCAATGTGCTTTACGCGCCATCGGTCAGCCTTGCTGGTGGGCCCGCGCAGTCACTAAGCCTGCCCTTCCTGCCCGCTGGTAATGTGCTGTTCGGGCCCGTGGTTGCGCCGGGTTCGGGTGGGCTTTCGCTTCCCTTCCTGGGTTCTGGCGCTGCGCTTTACGCGCCCGTGGTTGCGCCTGGCGCGGTTGCTCTTGGTCTGCCGTTCCTGGCCGATGCGGATATTCTATTCAGCCCCTTTGTCACGCTTCCAGCGGTGCCGCCGGCTGAGCGGGTTGCTTTGGTGGCAGCGATGGCCCGTGCCGCGCGCGTTGAAGGCGTGCCGCGCATTGGGGCGCCTGGTGCTTCCGCGCGCATCATCCTGATCAGATAAGGAAAACCACATGCCGATTGCCACCTTGCGTTGGCCGGATAAGGACCCGGCCGATGTGCTGGATTATGCCCTGGACTGGTCTGATCAGCTTGCCCTGACAAGCCCCGCGGACACCATCAGCAGCGCAACCTGGACCGTGCCGGCGGGCTTGACTGCGGGCGCGCAGTCTGTGGTGGGCGGCGTGGCGACTACTTGGCTTTCCGGCGGGGTCGCGGGCACGGATTACACCATCACGTGCCGGATTGTGACGGCGGGCGGCCGCACGCTTGAGCGCGGCGTGAAGCTGCATGTGAAGGAGCTGTAGGATGCCGCCAGCCCCGCTCAGCCGTGCCGAACTTATCAAGACCGTGAAGGCCTATGACAAGGCCGGGCATAACAAGATGCGCGCGGCGCAGGCGCTGGGCATTGGGCACAACGCCATGCACAATCGGCTGCGCCGCGCTGAGGAAGCTGGGCTGAAGGTTGCACCCGGCCAGGGCCATAGGGATGGTGGCGCGCCGCGCTTGCCGGCAATGAGCGCGGAAGAACGGGTGGTCTTCAAGACCCTGCAGGCGAAGAACCGGGAATTGGCCCGCATGCTTGCGGAAGCTGATGCAAAGGCTGCCCAGGCGGATAGGTTCCGCGCGCTATCCGCTAAATTGCATGAAAGCCCGCAGGCCCCGCCGAAGTGGACCGTGCGCGTGCCCGCCGGCAAGGATGCGCCGGGCGTGCCGGTGCTGATGTTGAGCGATTGGCACATTGGCGAAACGGTGGATTCGGCGCAGGTGCATGGCGCGAATGAATTCAACGCGGCCATCGCCGATCGGCGCGTCAAATCCGTGATTGATCGGGTTTTGCACCTGGCCTTCCATCATGTAAAGACGCCTGAATATCCCGGGATTGTGGTGATCCTGGGCGGGGATTTTGTGTCTGGCTGGTTGCACGAAGAATTGTTCCGCACGGATTGGTGTGCGCCGCCGACTGCGGCGAATTGGTGTGTCAGCCGCTTACATGCCGCGCTGCTGCGCCTGGCTGAAGCCTTTGGCAAGGTTCATGCCGTGTGTGTGCCGGGCAACCATGGGCGCCTGACGAAGAAGCCCATGGCGAAGGGCGGTGCCACAAGCTGCTTTGACCACGCGATTTATGAGGCGCTGTCGGATCGGCTGCGCGATGATGCGCGCATCACCTGGCAGATACCCGCTTCCGGTGATGCGCTTTTTCAGGTGGCCGGCACGCGGTTTCTGGCGATGCATGGGCACGAACTGGGCGTGAGGGGCGGAGACGGGCTTATCGGCGCGCTGGGGCCGATCATGCGTGGCGCGATCAAGACTGGCCGGGCGGAACGTTCCCTCGGCCGGGATTTCGATGTGCTGCTGTTGGGCCATTTTCACCAAAGCATCTGGCAGCCGCATTCAGGGCTTGTGGTGAATGGCACCTTGAAGGGCTTCGATGAATATTCGCGGATGCAGCGCTACAGCTTCGCACCGCCGACCCAAAGCTTGTTTTTCGTGCATCCGCGCTTTGGCTGCAATTTGCCGTTCAACGTGTTCTGCGATGAACCGGCTGCGCGTGAGCAAGTGAAATTCGTGGCGGTGGCGTGATGCGCGTGGAAAAGATTGGGCTGGCGACGCTGTACCTTGGCGACTGCCGGGAGATTGCGCCGGGGCTGGATCGGCCAGCGGCGGTGATTAGTGATCCGCCGTATGGGATTGCTTTATCGGATAACTCAAAGGGCGGCAAGCATGGCCGGCCAAGGCCATCATGGGAGAATCATATCGCTGGCGATGAAGACCAGTCGTTGGGGGTGTTTATTGTTGAATGGTGCGAAGCCAATGAGTTGCCAACTGTTTGCTTTTCATCGCCTCGCAAGCCATGGCCGGGGCGGTGGAGTTCCTTTCTGGTGTGGGATAAAGGCCCGGCGGTTGGGGGCGGTGGCGATGTTGCGCGGTGCTGGAAGCAATCCTGGGAGTTGATTCAGGTGGCCCGAAATGGGCCTTTGCGCATGGGTCGAGATTCGTCTGTTATAAAGTGTTGGGTCACGCCGCAGCTTTCACTAGATCATCCTGCGACAAAGCCTGTGGAGTTGATGCGATATTTGATCGAACAGGTATCAGATGCGGGCGACATTGTTTTTGACCCTTTTATGGGAAGCGGGACAACAGGCGTGGCCTGCATTCAGTCTGGGCGCAGCTTCATCGGCATTGAGATCGAGCCGCGCTACTTCGACATCGCCTGCCGCCGCATAGAAGAGGCGCAGCGCCAAGGCGATATGTTCCGGGATGCGGTGGCGTGATGGCGCCGCTCATTGGGCTTTACAGCCCCGCGCCTGGTTCCGGGAAATCCACTCTGGCCGCTGCAATGGCCGGCCATGGGTGGCGGGTGGTGAAATTCGCCGCGCCGTTGAAGGCCATGGTGGCGGCGCTGCTGAGCGAAGCGGGCGAGCCAGCGAATGTGATTGAGCGCGCGATTGAGGGCGACCTTAAAGCCCAGCCGATGGAAGCGCTGGCGGGGCGGACCCCAAGGTACACCATGCAAACGCTCGGCACGGAATGGGGCCGGGGCGCCATGGCATCCGATATTTGGGTGCGCCTGGCCATCATCCGTGCGAATCGGCTGCGCGCTGAAGGCGTGGCGGTGATTGTGGATGACATGCGGTTCGAGAATGAAGCGCGCGCCATTCAGGAAGCGGGCGGCAAGCTGGTGCGGATCACGCGGCCCGATGCTGCGCGCCTTGCCGGGCATGCCAGCGAAGGCGCGCTGGATGACTTCCGCTTCGATATGGAAGTGGCGAATACGCAGGCTTCTGGTCTGGCCTTCGGGTTGAATTGGGCCAGCCCGGTTTCCGCTTTCGGGTGGCGCTGAACCTTTAAGCATTTCTTACAAGTTGGGGGTCGCATGACGGCAAGCGTGAAGCGCAAGACTGCGCCTGTGGATTTGTCCGCGCCGGCCGTCACCGCGCTGGAAGCGGCCCTGGCCGATAAGCCACTGAGCCTGATGATCGTGGCTGAATACCGCGATGTTGTCCGGGTTTTTTCCGTACCCGAAAGCCCCGCGCTGCAACGCGGCCTGCACATCATGTCCGAACGGCTGATCTGGCCGGAACTGAAAGATGATGAAGGGGAAGAATCATGAAGGCCTTGTCCTATTTGCGTGACCGCCTGGCTGAACCCGGCACCATGCGAAGCCTGGTGTGGGTTTGCCTTGGTGTGGCGGGCTTGGATCGGGGTGACGGTGCGCTGACGCATTATGCGCTGGTGGCCACGGTGATGCTTGGTGTGGTCTCCGCAATCCTGCCGGAACGGAAGTGATGATCGCGGCCTTGGCGTTCATCCGCTCGCCCCTTGGCCGCTTTGCGGTGCTAGCGGGTGTGGTTGCGCTGCTGATCGGCTGGGCCAGCCTGGAACGCATGGGGCGCCATGCCGCATCCGTGCGGGCGGCGGCGGCGGAGGCTGAGGTAGCGGCGCGCGACCAGGCGATTGCCGCGCTGGAGCAGGCGGCGGCGGAAAGCGCCGCGCGCCGAGCGAAAATGGAACCAATCAGAAGGGCGGTGGCAAGTGCGCCAGCTTCGAATTCCTGCGCTGATAGCCCTGCTATCCGTGCTGCTCTTGACGGGCTGCGCGCAGCCCAAGGTGGCGGTGCCCGCCAGCCTGCTTCAGTGCCAGGCGCAGCCCGGCCTTGATGATGTGATGGATGATCACGCCGTCGCGCGCTGGATCCTGGACACGGTTGATGCCGGCGAAGACTGCCGAGCCAAGCTGCGCCTGGTGCGCGGGCTGGTCGCGCCATGAATTGGTTCAAGCGCATCTTTGCGCCAGCGCCGGAGGTGAAAATGAGCGTTCCTGATCCTGCCATTACCGCCAAACAGCTTGACGCGATTTTCCCTGGGCGGGGCGATTGGGCGGTGTGGCTGGATGCGGCAATGCAGCGCTACGCCATCACCACGCCGCGCCGCGTGGCGCATTTCCTGGCTCAGGTCGGGCATGAAAGTGCCGGCCTGACCCGCTTGGACGAAGACCTGCATTACACCAGGATCACCGGGATCAGGGCGACCTGGCCACGGCGCTTCCCGTCTGACGCTTCCGCCCAGCCATTCGTGGAAAAGCCGATGGCGCTGGCTGAGCGGGTCTATAATACGGAAGTGGATGGCACGCCGGGCCGAAGTGATCTTGGCAATAAGCACCCGGGGGATGGCTGGCTCTTTCGCGGACGCGGCCTCATCCAAGTGACGGGCAGGGCAAATTTTACAAAGCTGGCGCAAGCGTTTGGCCTTAGCTCGGCCGAAGATGCAGTGGCCTTTGCCCGTAGCCATGAAGGAGCCGCATTAAGCGCAGGCGATTACTGGGATCGCTGTGGCATCAACGCGCTGGCCGACACGGGAGGGCTGGATGCGGTGCCTGCGGTGACCCGTGCGATCAACTCCAAGTTGATTGGCTTAGCGGATCGGCAGGAGCGCTTCCGGCGCGCGGCCAAAGTGCTGGGCGCCTAAAGCGCAGGCACAAAATTGACACGCGGCATGATGGGGTGGCCCGTAACGTATTGATAGCATGCGGCAATTCAGCATAGGCCGCGCCCTTGGTAAGGGAGAGGTCGAGAGTTCAATCCTCTCCAACAGCACCATGTTTTCAATGGCTTAGCGCGGATATTTTTGCGGCCAACAGGAACAGAATGGCACTAAAAGGCATGAACAAGAACGGAACA